AATGGCCTCCGAGCTCGAGGCTGAACTGAACCCGGACGTTATGGACGACCAGGAGCTGCAAGGCATTGTCGGCAACGAGATCGACGACGCGGTCGACTTCATCGACAACTGGATCTCTCCGATCCGCTCCACGGCAACCCAATACTACCGTGGCGAGCCGTTTGGCGACGAGGAGGAGGGCCGCAGCCAGGTGGTTAGCATGGACGTACGGGATACCGTACAGGCGATCATCCCGTCTCTGATGCGGATCTTCAACGGGTCCGACCGCACGGTTGAATACGTCCCGCAGAACGCGGAGGACGTGCCGGCGGCAAAGCAGGCCACCGAGTACGCAAATTTCATCATCAACCGCGACAACCGCGGCTTCCTAGAGATGCACAGCGCCTTCATGGACGCGCTGGTGCGCAAGGTTGGGATCATCAAGTGTTACTGGGAAGACAAGACAGAATTTGAGACCATTGAATACACCGGCGTCGACGACAACGCCCTGGCGGCTCTCATGGCCGACCCGGCTGCCGAAGTCGACATCACAGTGAGCACGCCCATGGGTGAGCCGCAGATCGACCCCATGAGTGGTCAGATCATCCCGCCGCCCATGGCCCACGACCTGCGCGTGACCTACACGCATCCCGACGGCCGTGTGAAGGTTGAGGCGCTTCCGCCGGAGGAGTTCTTGATCTCGCGCGAAGCGAAATCTGTAGAGGACGCCGACTACGTTGCGCACCGCCGCATCGTCACCGTGTCCGAGCTTGTAGCTATGGGCTACGATTACGACGACGTGTACAATCTCTCGTCAGACCACGACGACATGGACACCAACGTCGAGCGTAACACGCGCAACCCGGCGCTGACAAACGAGATGAACTCACGCAGCGATCCGGCGATGCGTAAGGTGCTTTACGTTGAGAACTACATCCGCGTGGATTACGACGGAGACGGCATCGCGGAGCTGCGCAAGATATGCACCGGCGGTGACGGCAACGTCATCCTGAACAACGAGCCCTGCGCGATGGCGCCATTCGCCACACTCTGCCCAGATCCAGAGCCGCATGACTTTTTTGGACTTAGCATTTTTGACGCCGTGGCCGACATCCAGCGGATCAAATCAGTCATCATGCGCAACTCCCTGGACAGCCTAAGCCTCAGTATTCACCCAAGAATTGCTGTTGTAGAGGGTATGGTGAACATGGAGGACGCCATGAATACAGAGATGGGGTCGATCGTCCGCCAACGCGCTCCCGGATCAGTCCAACAGCTGACCGTGCCATTCGTCGGACAGCAGGCGTTTCCGGTGCTGCAATACATGGACGAGGTCAAGGAGGCCCGCACGGGCATCTCCAAGGCATCCATGGGCTTAGACGCTGGCGCCCTACAGTCAAGCACTGCGACAGCCGTGGCAGCCACTGTAAGCGCCGCACAGCAGCACATTGAGATGATTGCTAGGGTATTCGCTGAGACGGGCATTAAGCGCCTGTACGAGCTTGTCCTTCACAACATCACCACACACCAGGACAAGGCGCGCATGATCCGCCTCAACAACGATTTCGTGGAAATGGACCCGAGGGTATGGTCATCCAATATGGACGTCTCAGTTAACGTAGCCTTGGGCCGCGGGACTGACACAGAGCGGATGATGATGCTGCGCCAGATCGGAGAGATGCAGAAGGAGGCCATGTCGACGATGGGGCCGCAGAACCCGCTGACCGACATCTCCAAGCTGAGCAACACGCTCAAGGAGATGACGTCTCTGGCCGGCTTCAAGGACACGTCTCAATTCTGGAGCGATCCGGCGAAGTTCCAGCCACCACCGCCAGATAACAAGCCAGACATCAACGAGCAGCTGATCCAGGTGCAAATCCAGCAGATCCAAGCGGACATGCAGAAGAAGGCGGCAGACCTTCAGCTGAAGCGCGAGCAGATGATGATGGAAGACGACCGCAAGCGCGACGAGCTCGAGGCCGACATCCGCGTCAAGGCGGAAGAGCTCAAGGCGAAGTACGGCACGCAGCTTGACGTCGCTCAGATCCGGGCTGACATGGCGATCAACCGCGAAGTGATGAAGGCCCAGGCTGACATAATCACGGAGGCGGCGCGTGAAGACTAAGCAGCAGATCATCACAGACGGCAAGCAGGCTGAGCGCCTGCTCGCCGACACGGATTTGCTTCGGTTTCTTGAGGAAGCCGAGGCGGATTGCTGGACGCAGTTCAAAGCAACTGGCCCCAGTGACACCGACGGCCGCGAGGCTGTTTACATGAAGTTGCGTGGAATTGACATGGTTCGCCAGTCGCTGCGCAGCATGGTTGATAACGCTACTATTGAAATGAAGATGAAAAAGTAGCATAATGGAGAAGTAAGAGATGTCAGACAACAGCACCCCGCAAGGGACTGACCTGTACAGCGCTCAGAATGCAATCAGAAGTATGCTCGCGCCCCAAGAGGATAACGTGACGACAGATGATGCGCTTGAGGCAGAAGCCGCGCAAGTGGACGAAGCCGAAATGCCGGATGGCCAAGAGGAAGAGTATGAGGCGCAAGCTGACAACTCTCCCGTTGAGGGGTCTGAAAGCGATCTGGACGACGAAGACGACGATGACGGCGACCAATATGGAACCCTCGATTTATCCACGACCTTAGAGGTCGACGGTGAGGAGATAACCATTGAGGAGCTGCGCAGCGGACACCTTCGACAGAAGGACTACACGCGAAAAACTCAGGAACTTGCCGAGCACCGAAAGGCTGTTGAAGCGAAAGATCAGGAGATGGATCGCGAGCGTGCTGAATATGCGCAACTACTGCCGGCACTGGCGGAGCGCATTCAACAGGAGGCGAAACAGGAGCCGGACTGGGACACTCTGTATGACGCAGACCCCGTGATGGCAGCGAAGGCAGAACGCCAGTGGAGGAAGGAACAGGAGGAGCGCGTCGCGCAACTTCAGGCCGTCCAAGCTGAGCAGCAACGGATGCAACAGATTGAAGCGCAGAAGCGTGAGCAGATGCAGCAATCGTATTTGGAGCAGCAGCGTCAAATATTGCCTGACATCATCCCCGAGTGGCGTGACAGCAAAGTCGCCGCCACGGAAGCAACCCAGATACGGGACTTCCTACTCGGCGAAGGTTTCAGCGAGCAAGACGTTAGCGGGATGTCAAATGCAACGCTTGTGAAATTAGCGAGGAAGGCGATGTTATATGATCGTGGAGAAACGCGGGCCAACCAGGTTAAAGCTAAGCCTAAGAAGCCACGCGCCAAGACATTGAAGTCGGGTTCCAGAGCGTCACAGCCTAAACGCACCTCAGCAGCACAGGAAGCGCAGAACCGCGCACGGAAAACTGGTCGCGTCAACGACGCCGCGGCCGCAATCAAAGCCTTGCTATAGGAGCATAAACTATGACTATCATTGCAAACACCTTTACGTCTTTTGACGCCAAGGGTATCCGCGAAGAGCTGGCAAATGTCATCTCGAACATCGCGCCAGAAGAAACACCCTTCACATCCAACGTCGGTTCCGAAAATGTGTCCAACACATTTTTTGAGTGGCAGCTCGATGATCTTTCCAGTGTTGACACCACTGCGATTATTGACGGCGACGATGTTGCATCTTTTGACGCAACAACTGCCACCGTAAGGGTCGGAAACTACACGCAAATCCGCCGTCGCAGCATGATTGTTGCTGACAACCTCGGCTTTCAAGACTTGGCTGGCCGAAACGATGAAGTTGCGTATCAGCTCGCCAAGCGCGGCAAGGAGATCAAGCGCGACTTGGAAACAATCTACACAGGCAACACAGCCCGTTCCGCCGGTTCAGCATCTGCTGGCCGCGTAACTGCTGGCCTAGGTGCGTGGATTGCAACCAACGTCAATAAAGCTGGCGACGGCACCAACCCAACTGCGGTTGACGGTTCCGACGCCCGTAACGACGGCACGCAGCGTGACTTCACTGAAGCCATGTTGAAGGACGTGATGCAGAAGGCATACACCGAAGGCGGAAACCCATCCGTTCTGATGGTTGGCCCGTACAACAAAACTGTTGTTTCTGGCTTCGCAGGCATCGCGGCACAGCGCTACCAAGCCCCAACTGATGGTCCAACAACCATCATCGGTGCAGCTGACGTTTATCTGTCAGATTTTGGCGCCTTAACCGTTGTTCCTAATCGCTTTTCTCGCGAGCGGGACGCCTGGTGCCTCGACACTGAGTACGCGTCAGTCGCAACTCTGCGTCCGATCCAAGCCGTGGATCTTGCTAAAACAGGCGACGCAGAAAAGAAAATGCTCATCTGCGAAACTGGTCTCAAAGTAACCAACGAAAAGGCCCACGGCCTGATCGCTGACTTGAACGTATCGTAAGTAGGTGGGGCGGCTTCGGTCGCCCCATTCACTCTGGAGGTAAAGATGAAAAGACTTTTTAGCCGAGACGAAGCCGCCGGGATTACGCGGTACTGGCACGTCAAGCAAAACGGCGAATACGTTATTGAGACCGTGCAGGACAGCACAAAAATCATCGAAGCAAACAAGCGCTCGTATAACGACGTGTCTGGAAAATTTGGAGAAAACGCAAAGGTGGCCTCCATCCCGCTTTCCGTGTATTATGAGCTGAAGAAGCAAGGCATAGCTGACGATCCGAAGGCACTGCGCAAGTGGCTGAACCAGTCGGAAAACAGAGCCTTTAGAACGCGAGAAGGTGTATTGTAATGGCTATCACAACGTATAGCGAGCTGAAATCATCGCTTGCCAATTGGCTTGACCGGGATGATTTGGCGGCCGTTATACCCGACTTCATCACTCTTGCAGAGCGCAACATGGAGCGGTCCTTACGCCACTACAAAATGGTTGAGCGATCTTCCGGCCAGCTAGACACCCAATACAGCGCCGTCCCAGCCGACTGGTTGGAGACCATACGTTTCGGGATCAGCCCAGGCACTATTTACCGTTTAGAGATGACAACTTTAGATGACCTTTTGTCTCGTCGTGAAAAAAGCTCAGATACTGCCGGCCGTCCTAAATACTTTGCACATGTGGGTGAGAGCTTAGAATTGTTCCCCACACCCGACACTACCTACACGACTGAGCTGGTGTACTACCAGAAGATACCTCCGCTGTCTGAAAGCAACTCAACAAACTGGCTACTTGGAGATGCGCCAGACGCTTATCTGTATGGTTCGCTGGTGCAGGCCGCCCCCTATCTTGGCGAGGACGAACGTGTTACAGTGTGGGGAACTTTGTATAGTGCAGCGGTGACGAGTTTAAATGCGGCGAGTGACAATGCCAAAAACTCTGCGTCGACGCTGCGAATGAGGACAATGTCTTATTGATTAGGAGACCAACATGAGCTTTTCAGACTACTTAGAAACAAAGGTGCTCGACCATG